GCGTCTTTTGCTTTCTTAAGTTGCGCTTGCAACTCTTTACGTTCACTGTACCAACGCTTTAGGATACCTGGAATAACACCTTCAAACTCTGTAGTAAAGATAGTACCGTTTGCACTAAGCATCCACGGTTGATTGCTGTCAAAGATTACTTTGTATATTTCAGCACCACTTAGTACATCACTACCGCCTGATTCCCAATCAATTGTTAATGAAGTATCTCGTTTTTGTTCCATAACTACTTCGTATTCTTCAGTACTAAAACGTCCTTCCCAACTACCTGCGAAACTTTTCTTTTTAAGTGTCATATCTTCATGCACACGACTATCGCTTATTTCAGGACGTATTTGTCCTATAATAGTTTCTGGAGCCATATTTAATGCACGAATCACACTTGGATACAGTGAATTTAAATCCATTGAACCAATCCATTTATGCAAGCCTTTCTTTGGAAATGCAACATACGCTCCAGCGGCCTGTGTTGCTTCGTCGTCATATTTCTTACGATTAGGTACTTGTAATCCTCTATTCCACGCCTCGTTAACAATCGCTTGTTCTGTAACTGCTACAGCACCCATTGTAGTCTGTAGCATAACAGTATTAGCGTGTGCTAGTTCGTTGCTTAGATCAATAAAGCGAAGCTTCTTATCTAACTTGTCAAGTAGTGCGGTATCTTGAATGTTATATTCAATAAACTTTCGGAAGTCATTGTTGTATAGTTGATCCAACGTACCTTCATATGGAACTTTATTTTCACCAACTTCAATTTCACCAATAGCATCTAGTCGATATGTGTGTCGCTCCTCATAAGTATACTTACGATACAAGTTCAAACTATCCAAATGCACCCTGCCTATGAGGTCAAAGGTTTGTGCTGTTTTACCAAACTTTTCATATTCACGCTTCTTAGGAAGTTGTCCCCACAAGCAGAACCTACGTGTGTCATCTTTGCTTAGTACACGGCTTGTTCTATTAACTGTGTAAGGAATATCATAACCTTCACTATTCCAACCTGATAAAATATCAGCATCTTCAATTAGTGTTAAGAAAGTATCAATCATTTCGCTTTCTTTTTCAACTAGCATTACATTTTCAATGCCTTCAACTTCTTTCCGAGCTTGTTCCATAGTAAGTGTCTTAGGAGGAACAGCAATACACACCATAGTTTCCATCCATTGTAAGTACACACTTATACTTGTAATAGGCATAAACGGATCACTTGGATCAGCAAAGCCTCGCTCTGGATCAAAGTCAGTCTCGATGTCAAAAAACGCAATGTTTAGCTTAGGTGCATCTTGGTTAAGATAGTTTTCACTTAAACACTGAAAGATAGGATTAATATCGCTTTCAAAAAGTTTTTTATCTCTGTTAATAGCAACTTCCTTACGGAAGTCTTTTGTGCTTTTGCAAACAATACGTGTTAGTGGATCTCCATAAACACTTTTGTATTTGCCTCGTTGGTCTTCATAATAAAAAGTATATTTTGCTTGGTATTCTCTGTAATCTCTTTTTCCATCTTTTCGTTCAACAACTCGAATAATATCACTGTCTCTGTCAAAATGTGCATCTACATAACTCATGTTTTATCCCTAGTTAACCATTTTTTTGTTTTTCTATAAAATCCGTCGAATGTAAAATGATGTTTCATTAAACTACGCCATTCTTCTTCAGGTATCCATTTAGTCTCTAACTCTATTTTAACATCATGTTGTAACGGAGTCAAGTATGCAATAACATTACCTGCATTTAAAGTTATTTCATCTGGGCCTAATGAAGGTTGTAAGAACATATTAATATGTGTTCCTGATTGATATGCAAAGTTTACTTCGCCCGGCAGTAAATTAAATTTTCCTAACTGTTCAGTATTATGCCAACTCGGATTGTGCATTAAAAATGGAGTATCACGATATGGACCTTCTGCGGTTACTAACCAAGGGCTCATTAATTTAACATGTGTATAACCTTTAAATGATTGATTCCATTGTTGTGGCATGTGTTGCTGAACAAAATGTACTTCTTCACCCTTAGGTACTCCTGGAATATCTACATCAGTAATACTACCATTGTCATATTTGATGCGAAGGTCTTGCCATAATGGTATGTTTATAGTATTCTTAAACAAGTCTACCATACCAGGACAACTATTCATATTAGGAAATAACGTGTCTTTTGAAACTTTTAAAGTTTTAAACCAGTCCGGAGTTGATTGTCCTGCTAGTTTTGGAGGAAACATATCTATCATCTGTTTAGGGTGATAGGTATGAAAAGTCAATTTGACTTTCTTTTCTTTTTTAAACATTCATTCTCCGTTGCTTGTGGCCAACTTAACCTTAATTCTTGCCCGGCAATTGCCATTGGCGTTACTAGTACTTATAACTACATTAAAAATAACTGGATCAATGCGAATAAATTCATTGCTGTGAACCAGCTACATAGTAGTATTACAAATGCAGCTTTTCTAATAACTGCACTAATTATACCTAGTACACTACCAATGAGGTACATAGGTACAAACAACTTTGTAGCAGGATCAAGAATAGTAAAACTAAGTATTGCACTTGCAGATATTAAAAATACTGCTTCAACCATCTCACAATAAAATGCAACAGGACTTAGTTTATAACTTTCTTTAAAGAATGACTTTACTTGGCTGATGTTGATCACTTGTCTTTACCAACTGTAACAACTAATGTTTCTAAGTCGTCAAATTCGTCTGCAACACGGTCCCAATCACCTTTTTGTGCAATCTTAATTGCTTTATTAATCATTGATGGTTTAATGTCAAGTTCTTCTGCTACTGCCTTAACAGTATCTTTTAAACCTGCGTTAAGATCTTCAATCTCTTGTAATACTGTAACACCTTCATTAACAAGACGTTCTAGTTTTGCTTTTTCTTCTACCCCGTAGGTACGATCACTCATAATATACTCCTTGTATGTTAAGTATATTATACGTTATTTTTAGTTAGATGTCAAGTATTATTTTTGCTTTTTTTCGTCAAGCATTTTAAGAAGCATATCTTTGATAGATTCGTTCTTTTTGGCGGTTTTAGTTGCTGTAGCATACATAACTGCTTTTGCATCATCACCGTAGCGATCTTTGAAATCGCTCTTTTTCTTCTTCATACCTTTTACAATACGTTCTTTTTCTTTTGTTTCGGGATTTGTAAGTTCACGTTCACTAAGCATTGATTCAAGTGCTTCTATTCTGCGCTCTAATGCTGTAATACGATCTTCTTCTGATTCACCTACTAATTGATCTCTAGCAGGGTGTGGTGATTCGTTACCACCAGGTATGCTACTTTTAGTAAATTTATCTTTGCCTTTAAGTTGGCCTGCTGACCCTGTTTTTTGTGTTTCGTCTATGCGTACACCAGCTAATCTAGCAAAGTCAGATATGCTGTAGTCTTTGTCTATTTGTAATGAGCCTTGATCTACGTTAACACTTTCTTGCACATAATTTGTTGTTTCTGGCGCACTTTGTTGCGGTGCATTAGCCATAGCCATAAGGGCTTTTTTATCTGCTTCTGGATTAGAAGGAAAAAGTTCTTTCATCTTTGCACTCATATCATAAAAGTTATCATTCATGATCTATTTGCTCTTTCATAAAAGTATCCCACATTTGACCAAAGTCAACTTCTTCATTCTTTTGTGATTGTTGATAAAATTGTAAAAACACTTTATGGTTCTTATGCATTGCTGCAACGTCTTTGTTCTTCATGTATATGTTTAGCCAGCCTTTGTATTCGGGACTATCGCCGATTGTTTTTTCTTTCTTTTTGAACCAGTCAAATATACCTTCAGAAACTCTCATTGTATCTCACCTTAATTTGTTAGGCATCACCTTTTACTCTGTGACAGCTATCGCCTTTACCTCTCCGATAGCCTTTCCAGCATACTTTACCATGACTGCCTTTTTTCTTTTTACTTGTTTCTTCGTCGAGTGTAGTATAACTTGGGTTGCCACACTCACTACAAGCTACTTCAGACTTTTTTTTTAAAGTTTTGTTTACTTTTTCTTGCATTGATTCTAAGTATGATTTTTCAGTCATTGTCTTAGAACGCTTCATTACATTTTTAGTACTTTTAGATTCTGCAAATTTTGTGTCGTAATCCATAGCATGGTATACTGATCCAATGTAATCTGCTGCTTTAGTAATTTTTGATTGTTGCCAACCTTCAATACCTTCAGCTTCACTAACTGTTTTTAGCATATCGTGTAACTTGATAGCGTATTTTGCAATCTTGTACAGGTCAGCTCGTGCCATTTGCACTTCGTGGTCACGTTCGGCTGCATGTGCTAAATCGCCTAATCCGCCTTCTTTAAGTTTTTTACTCATAATTATCTCCGAATACTTTAATAGTAGTATTTATGCTTGTTTCTTCTTCTTTGACTTCTTTTTGCCGCCTAGTAAATTACCGTACTCTAAGCCATTTTTCATTGTGCCGTCTGCATTATACATGTTTCTACTCTGTGTACCACCCATTGTGCCTGGAACACTAGCTACACTTGATGCACCCATTCCTGTTGCTGTTTCGTTTGTTTTACTAAATTTGTCTTTGAACTTTGCATTATCTGCACTCACTGGAGGCTGTTTTGCTAACATCTTATCTACTGCTTTAGGATCTGTACCAGAACTTTTACTTACATTATTTGCAAACTTTATTTTTTGTGCAATCATATTTTTCATTGCTTGATTCATAATTTTCATCATTTCAATAGATGGTTTAGAGTCTCTTTTTGATTTAAGAACTGCAGCTGTGCCTTGTGCTGACATTGCATCTGCTTTAGTAGGAGCAAAGTCTCTTTTTGTTTGATCTTCATTGGATTCACCTGCCATGCGATCTTTTTGCATTTTAGTAGGCGTTATATTTGTTCCTTTATAGGTTCCGTCTTTGTTTAATTCTTTGGTTAAGTTACCAGTGGGTGTTCCATACTTTGCAGCCATCCTTTTCGAGTCAACAGCCATTTGTTTGAGCATAGGCATTTCTGCCATTATTTGATCGTATGCTTTTTGCATTTCACCAACTCTATTTCCGTAGACACCGCTATCGATACCTTCTTTAATTGCTGTCGCAAACGTTTGGAAGAATTTTAACATCTGTGATCCCAAGTCTGCCTTGGCCATTGTTGTTGACATTCTTTGCATAGCGTTCATAGTAAGGTTAGGATCATACTTTCCTGATGCTGACATTTTTTGTAGAGCAACTGCGTCTTGTTGCATGCGGCCTATCTCTTTATCGCTTGGCAGTTCTTCATTTAATATCTCAAAAATTTTCATGCTCTTTCTCCTAAAATACTTTTTAACACATTAGTTGTTGTATTTGTAAAAAAACGTGGTGCAATACTATGTATAATTAGCGCAGGCACTAGTAGTTGTAATTTTACAGCAGTATTTAGTGCCTTCTTCATATGTTGTATGCCAGTTTCGCCTTGCGTTTCTAAGTGTAATTTACATTGTTTACTTAACATTATCCCCTGCCGCCTTTCATATTAGCACACCAGTGGTACATTTTAGCACGTTCACCGCTGGCTTTTTTTGCTTTTGCTCTTAGTTCTGTTACTGATCCGTTACAACTAGCACCTGACTTCTTTACTCTGCCTGGTTTGCTTTTACCTTTTACTTTACCGTCAGCAAAGTTTTCTGTAACAGACTCTTTAAAATAATCATTCGTTATATAATGTATAACATTAGCAAGCCAATGTTTAAACAGTTTTTTCAACTTGTTCCCAACTTTACCGTCAACTGTAATTGGATATCCGTCTTTTTTCATTTGACGTTGTAATTTTAGAACTTCAGGACCATTTTTAAGTTTTGTACCTACAATATCATATTGGTCACTGGTTACCCATATATCTTTTATTTCAGGATACGCTTGCATTATTAAATCAGCAATGTCTCTTTGTATTGGCATATCATAAGGTTTTGCTTTTTGTGTAGCTGCGTTTTGTGATGCTGCTGGGTTTAATAGTTGGTCGACACCTCTATTAATCATATCGCTGTATGTTAATTTTACCAAAGATGGAAGTTGAGGCATTACTTGATCGTATACATCTTTAACTCGCCTTCGGTCACTACTGCTTAATGGTTTATCATTTATTGCAGCATCATATGCTCTTGCAGCTAGGGGTTGAAGATCTTTTTGAATTTCGTCTTTATATTGTTTGTATAGGCTTGTAATAGTGTCTTTGTCGCCCCGAGTCAACTGTTCATTAAGTGATTCTTTAAGTTTTAAAAGATCATTAATTGGTAACTCTTTACCTGTTTGATTTTTGAATTTATGTCGCGCATAACGCATTACATCAGTAAATCCTTCTCTAGATAGTTTTCCTGCTTTATATTCTTTCGAAGTATGGCGAATCAAAGC